CTTCTTTAATTGTAAAGTAAACACCGTATTTGTCGTTAAGTGGTTTTAATGCTTCTAATATATCTTCTGCAGAACGGAAGTTGTATTTACCAAAAGAATTAAACTTTGATTTGTTTGCTTTAAATTCTACTTGGATTTTGCTTAATTTTTCGTGTAATAGTTTCATAATTCGTAAGTTTTTTGTTTAATAATTGTTTTATATTCGTTTGGACATTCTTCTTCGCATAATTCAAATATATGCATTTTAGTTTCATTTAACTTCGCTTCAAGTTCACATACTCTTTTTTGTAATGCTTCAACTTGGAATCTCTGGTAATCAATTAAATCTTTCATTATCTTTCTGCGTAAAATAGTTTAGTAAATACTTCTTCTGCTTTGTATCTTAAATGGAATAATTCATAAGTATAAAATCTTTCCATATTTGGTCTATAAAATATAAACCCTTTTAATTTTTCTGCAAATATGCAGTAGTCGCTTGGTAAATCTGTTTGTTTCATTTGTATATTATTTATTGTTTGATGAGGCAAATATATAAATAGCATTTTAATTATAAACTATTTTTAACAAAAATTTAACAAATAAAAAAAAGGATAGCTTTTAAACTACCCTTTTTCAAACAGAAACAATTATGAAACAAAGCAAAATTTTATATTAATTTATCTAACTCCTTTTTATAGTAGTCAATCATATCTTTTAAATCATCATCTGAAAACTTAACTATTTGTTTAGATTTTAAAACCATTTGTTCAGCAAGTTCTAAACCTAAATATTTAGCAAATAAGAATTGTTGACCTTGATTTGTAATGTTGCATCCATAACATTGTACACCTACGTTGTTTTCATCCCAACGTGTTGAATAATGCCTTCTACTCATAAAGTGACCGTTTTGTAATTTCTTCCAATGGTCTTTTTTACCACAAGTTACACAAGTAGCTATTTCATTAATTGCATCCTTAAGTCTTATGTATTGACTAAATACTGTATCAAGGTTTTTTACTAATGTACTGCGTTTGATTTTCATTAATACAAATATAAGTAATATATATTAACTTACATTAATTACTTTTTAACAAATTGTAAATAACTTGATTTTTTTGTTTTGTAACTTTTTATATATATTTGCATATAATTATTAACCGATGCGTCGAAGACTTACAAAACCTAATAAAAATGGAAGTTGTTTGGAACAGGTAATTTGAAAATTTGTTTTTCTAGGGGGCTTTTTCTTTCTTTTCTTTTTCTTTTTTTACTCTTTTTTTCTTTTTCTTTTCTTTCTTTTAAAATAAAAACTTATTATAATATAAATTTAAAATATCTTTTATAAATATAATATATAATTAATAATAATATAATTAAAAATATAATATAATATTTAATATTATAATTATCTCTTTCTATATTTTTTTCTTTAATTACTTCTTTAGATTTAATATTTGATGCTTTGCTTTCATTTTTAACAACTTTTACATCTTTTTTATATAAACTATTATCTTTTTTGTTTTCGTGTCTTAAAACTACGTTAATATAACTTTTGCCATTATAAGTAAAAGGCTTTAAATTATCTTTAGCTTCTACAGTAAAAATATTTAATTCGTAATTAAATTTAACTTCAACATTTGAACTATCAGTTGTCACTATGTTTTCCACAATTTTAGTTTCAACTTCTTTATCTTGCGTGTTTATAGCTACTTTACGTGACCCACAAGACAATAAAACAATAAAAGTAAGTAAATATATATATTTCATAAAATAATGTCTTAAATCGCTTTATATTCTTTTTTAGCATCAAATGATGGACAAGCTTTTGCAACTCCTTTAAAATCTTTATGCCCTTGTATAATTGCATTAGGAAATTGTTTTTTAGCTTGTTTTATTAAATACAATAAACTTTCTTTTTGTTTTAGTGTTCTAGTATCTTTTGGTTTATTAAATTCATCTACTCCACCAATATAACTAAAATGAATACTATTTGAATTATAACCTTTAACACCATTTGTTATTTCTTCATATTTAGCCAATTCGTTAATTACTCCATTAGCATCAATTAATCTATGGTAACCTACTGACTTCCATTTTAACGTATTTTTCCAATAGTTTAAAATACTTTCTTTTTTAGTGTTTGGTTGAGTTGCAGTACAATGAATTACAATATAATCAATCTTTCGCATTGGTTTTATTTTTTATTAGTTCAAGAATTTTCATAATCGTATAGACAATTGAAACGCAAAGTAAAAGTATTTTTAACGCTGCCTCAACATTTGAAAAACTTACAACCATTGCAAGTGAGTTTAATCCGTATAATTTTAAATCGTTAATTGACATTCTTTACTTTCATTAAACGTTCAACAATATTTGTTACTCCCTCAATAGTTATGTAAGAAGTTCCAATAATAACCCAATCAGTAGATGTAAGACTTCCACTGAATAAACCAATGGAAGCGATTACAAAAACTGTTAATTTTCTACTTACCCACTTTGAAAGGAATAAGTCTATTTTTTCTTTTCTACTCATTTATAATAATTTCAAATTCAATCGGCTCTCCTAAAATTGGTTGCAAACTTTCATCGTAAATAATATAGCAAAAATTTTCTGAATAAGAATAATCACACCAATTTTGAGTTACATCTGTTTCACTTTTTGGTATTCCGTAATAAGCATTACAACTCTTTTGAGCTGTAATTGCTTCTTGTTCTGTGTTATATTTGTATCCTAACATTAGTATATAGAGTAAAAGTTGTTTATGTTGTCTTCAATGCTAGCGCGGTTTGATGATTTGTCAGATGGGTAGAGGATTATTTCCAATATTTTACCTGTTAACGTATCACCACCTTCGGAATTAGCACCAATGGTTAACCCTTGAAAAACATTTATACCAACGTTGCCATTTACTAATTCTATTCCGTCTCTGTAAATGTATGAATTTAATGTATTGTAAATTGCAGTTGTTAATCCAAAAATAGATACGGGATTAGTTGGAGAATTAAGATACACTCCTGCTGATATTCTTGGAAATAAGTCAGGGAAAGTAGCACTTAAAGCAATTCTATCGAGTGAACTAAAACCATCGTATATAAATCTATGATTCCCATTATAAATCGAAAATATTGTAATTGGTTGACTGATAGATGGTAATATTTGCAATGTTTTTAAATAACTATTTGCAAAATTAAGACTTGGCTTCCCATTCTCCAAAATAAAACTCCCACTACTAACTATTTGCGGCTGATTTGTTGCCGTTGTTTGAATTGCATTTCTATTAAGTCCACTTTGGTCGTACCAAGTTGTTACAAATCCATTACCAGCACCACAAAAAGCTATTAAAGTTTCATCTGTTATTTGATTTGCAGTAAAATCTTGTTCTGCGTTATCTGAACTTCTACGAACCCTTACTACATTTGTAGTTGTTGAGCTTAATTGTCTTAATGAATATGCAGCGGCTGCACCTGTATAAGTATCTAATAAAAAAGAATTTGTTTCTCCTAAAATATCAGTATCTCCACTATATGAATCAGCGCAAACAGAACCCCAACCAATATCATTATTAATAGCACCTTGACCCCAACCAATGTCGTTATTTGATGCTCCTTGTCCCCAATCTGCCATTTTGTATTTTATTTAAAAATATTTCTAATTTCTTTTTATTTTCTTCTTTTGGCTTTTCATAGTTGCCAACTTTACTTCTTTTTCTTTTCATATTACAAAACCCAACTACCATAAAAGTTATCAGTATCAGGATACATATCACCGTTTGAATTACTATTATATTCGGGAAAATCTGAATTATTAAAACATATATAATCTATAAATCTTTGTGTATAGTGTTGTGCTATATCTCTTTCTTTTTCAATCAAGAAATCTATTTCGCTTTTTTCTACACTTGTAGCATTTTCGGAAGTATGTTTAAATACACCTTTATTAGCTACCGTATAAGCAGCAAATGGTAAATATTGAACCATTGCAAAATGAACAAGCATTGGTTTAACATAATCAGTTAAAAGATTTTTGTATTTAACGTTTCCAATTAAACTAATATCACCACTTATAATTAATTCTTGAAACTTATTATATAAATCAGTTCCTAAATAGTTTTGTATAGTTATATCTTGTGCTATTTTGATATATTGTATAAAATCATCAACGTCTAAATTTCCATTTAGTATTGTAAATTTCTTTACGTCTTCTGTGCTTATTAGTAATGCGTATGCCATATCTTGTATAATTATCCGTTGTAAGCACCTCTGCTTGGTGTATCTATTGGTCTTGTAGAAACTAATTTATCATTTTTAATTACATAGCCATATTTCTCTGCTTTTTTACCCGCTATTTGTTTTGCTCTTGGACTATTAACATCAATGTTAGTTCCTTCAAAAGAAGCGTAAACTTGTTTATTCCATCTATGATGGCAGTATTTTCCGCCTTTCCATAACCATACATCTACTAAAGGATTACCATTTGGACCAAATCCTTTTTTAACTCCATTGTCATCTTTTCTAACTTCATTTACTTCTTTTTTAGACATAGACATTATATCTTCTTTTCTGTAAATTTTATTTGCACTTGACATTTTTTTGCAAAATTCTCTACTTTTAGCAGTAGTTTCTCCTGCATAAACATAACGTGTTATAAAACGAACACCATCAATATTCTCATCTTG